TTTATGAACTCAGCGCAGAGTTTATGACACTCTGGCAACTTATGGAAGACGGCACACTCGAAGACGAAGCGCTTGAAGGTGCGTTCGACGTAGCGAAGGAAGACCTCGCAGACAAGCTCGAAGGCTACTGCAAGTTTATCAAGAACCTCGAGGCAACCATCGCAGGCTTGAAGGCAGAAGAGAAGCGCCTTGCAGACAGAAGAAAGGCGATGGAGAACACAGTCGAGCGCTCAAAGCTCGCTATGGCTAACGCTATGAGGATAGCGGGCGAGAAGAAGATACCCGCAGGCTCGTTCACTTGTTCATTGCAGCAGAACCCTCCGAAAGTGGTCCTTGACGAGCCCTACATCGAGAACATTCCCGAAAAGTACCTCGTACCGCAAGAGCCGACGATCAACAAGAAGCTCATCCTCGAAGACCTGAAGGAAGGCTTTGCCATTCCCGAGCTCGAAGGTGTGGCGCATTTAGAGACGGGCGAGAGCCTGAGAATCAGATAAGGGGGTTATTTATGGGACAGTTATCAATGTTTGAAAAGCAGAGACATCACAGCTATAAGGACTTCACTTGCTCGATCGGCAAGCACGATGTCGTTTACATCACATTCAGAAATGAATCCTGGAAGCGCTTTACGGAGTCCGACAGCATCACAGTCTTGGTAAAGGGCGGAGTTCTGTACTTTGGCGATCCTACAAAGGACCTCAAAGCTCCCGCCTTCAAGATGAAGAAGAACGCAAAAGGCTACGAGAGCACGAGGGAACGCACCCGCTATATCCAGATAGAAGGCAAGATGCACCCTGACATCTTGGAAGTGGTTAGAGCAAAGGCAGGCTCGTATGACTTCCCGAAGGTTGAGGCAAAGGAAGAACCGAAGAAGATCACCGCAGTAGAGAAGAATAGCGTCACCGACCTGCTCGACTACTATCTCGCTCAGGCACAGAGTCCCGAGGAACGTGTAGAGATCTTTAGAACCTTCGGACCGATGCTCGCACCGCATCAGATCCCGAGACCTGCACCGGACAAGTGGGAAATACCTTAAGGGGGACAGAATATGACACTCAAAGAGAAGTTAATGAACGTACAGGCGGAACTCAAAGCGCCCAAGAATCTCCGCAACAACTTCGGAGGCTACAACTACCGCAACGCTGAGAGCATCCTTGAAGCATTGAAACCCTTGCTCGTGAAGTACAAGGCTACTGTCACGATCACGGACACGATCGAAGTCATAGGCGACAGAATCTATGTCAAGGCGACCGCAACTATTTATGACGTAGAGAACAAGAATAACGATGCAGACATCATTATCGCAACCGCATACGCAAGAGAGGCAGACAGCAAGAAGGGAATGGACGACGCTCAGGTCACGGGTGCGACATCATCCTACGCCCGCAAGTATGCTCTTAATGGTCTGTTCCTGCTCGATGACACGCAGGACGTAGACACGGAAGCATACCAGAAAGCCGAGAAAAGCGCCCAGAGCGCTCTGAAGGCTAAGAACAATAAAACAACACCCAAACAAGAGAGCAAGCCGACAGAGGCAAAGCCTGAGCCTGCTGAGGTCATTCCTCTGACAGAAGAAGAGTTGTTATTCCTCTCATCACGCTACAAGGGCGACAACCTGACGAAGCTCCTCGACTACTACAAGATCGAGGACATCAGCCTGATAGAACCGACGGAAGGCAGGAACCTCATAGCGATGATTAAGGCAAAGAAAGGCGGCACATAATGGCGGAAGTAATTGAGACGTTTTGGATACGCACTAAGCAGGGCAAAACGCACTACAAGTACACCTGCACTAATTGCCATATGTCGGTCAGGTTCAACAGATATACTTTTTGCCCTAATTGCGGAAGGCGTATGGTGTCCGACATTCTGCTCAATGAGAAAGGCGACGTTATATGACCTACGAAGAATTTTTGAAAACTAAAGACCTCGAACGAATCGAGGCGGGTTTTGATGTATCAAGGTCAAAACTCAATAAGGCACTATTCCCGTTCCAGAAGGACATAGTTGCGTGGGCTCTCAAAAAGGGCAAGGCGGCAATCTTCTCGGACTGCGGAACGGGCAAGACGATCATGCAGCTCGAATTTGCTCATCAGGTCTGTAAGCACACCAAAGGCAACGCACTCATAATTGCACCGCTCGCAGTAGTCGGACAGACCAAAAAGGAAGGCGCTAAGTTTGGCATCGAGGTAAATGTCTGCAGGACTTCCGAGGATGTAAAGAAGGGCATCAACATAACGAATTATGAAATGCTTGAACACTTCACCGCGAGAGACTTTGATGCGGTCATTCTCGATGAGAGTTCTATCCTTAAGAGTTTTACATCGACCACTCGAAACTTATTGATTGATAAGTTTCAAATGACACCTTATAGGCTTGCCTGCACCGCGACACCCTCGCCTAACGATCACTCAGAGCTTGGCAATCACGCTGAATTTTTAGGCATTATGTCAAGAACTGAAATGCTTGCAACGTACTTTATTCACGACGGCTCTAACACATCCGCGTGGAGACTTAAGGGCTACGGTGAGAAGAAGTTCTGGGAGTGGGTGGCAACGTGGGCGGTATGTGTCCGCAACCCGTCTGACTTGGGTTATTCAACAGAGGGCTATACTTTGCCGGAACTCAACATCATCGAGCACATCACGGCATCCGAGCCTTTGGAGTATGAACTTGTGGCACGAAGAGCCGAAACACTGACAGAGCGCCGTGAAGCCCGCAAGGAATCTATGACCGACAGAATAGACGAATCACGCAGGCTCGTGGAAGGTTCTGAAGATAACTGGCTCGTGTGGTGTGACTACAACATCGAATCAGAGACACTTCGCAGGTCAATCGCGGACAGCGTAGAGGTCAGAGGTTCAGACACACCCGAGTATAAGGCGGAAATGGCCATTGACTTTGCAGACGACAAAATCAAGGCGCTCATAAGCAAGCCGTCAATCTATGGCTTTGGTATGAACTTCCAGAACTGTCACGAGGTCATTTTTTGCGGACTGTCAGACAGTTATGAGCAATTCTATCAGGCTGTTCGTCGTTGCTGGCGATATGGTCAGAAGAACCCCGTCAATGTTCACATCATAATGTCCGAGGCAGAGCTTAACGTCCTCGACAACATCAAGAAGAAGCAGGCTCAAATGGATCAGCTTCAAGATAATATGGTTCGACTTATGCACGATGTCACGATGTCAGAGATTAAGCACACGACACGCATAACAGCCGAGTACATCCCTAAAAAAGAATTTCAGTTTGCAATCGGAGGCTAATTTTTATGAAAGTATTAGATCAGTATGTTGGCAACGGCTACCAACTTATCAACGGCGACACCTGCGAAGTCATCAGGGCAATACCAGACGAATCGGTGCATTTTGAGGTTTATTCTCCGCCGTTCTCATCCCTTTACACCTACTCGAACAGTGATAGAGATTTAGGCAACTCCAAAAATGATGATGAGTTCTTTACTCACTTCCACTTTATCACCACGGAGCTTTTCAGAATCTTGAAGCCTGGCAGAATTATGGCGGTTCACTGTATGAACCTTCCGACATCAAAAGAGCGTGACGGCTTCATCGGAATCAAGGACTTTAGGGGCGACCTCATCCGCGAGTTTCAGAGTGTAGGTTTTATCTATCACGCTGAAGTGACTATATGGAAGAACCCCGTCACAGCGATGCAGAGAACAAAGGCGCTCGGACTTCTCCACAAGCAGATCAAGAAGGACTCGTGTATGTCTCGTATGGGCATCCCTGACTATGTTGTTATTATGAGAAAGCCCGGAGAAAACCCCGAGCCCGTAACGCATACAAATGAGACCTATCCCGTGTCAGAGTGGCAGAATGTCGCCTCGCCTATGTGGGACTTCGATGCTTCTCCGTTCTGGTGGGACATCAACCCCTCAAACACTCTCAACGTGCAGGCAGCAAGGGACGGCAGGGACGAACGTCATATATGTCCTTTACAGCTCGATGTTATTGATAGGCTCTTAAAGCTCTACACCAACCCTAATGACATCGTCTTTACTCCGTTTATGGGAATCGGCTCTGAAGTCTATCAGGCGGTTCTCAATGGTCGCAGGGGTGTAGGCATCGAACTGAAGCCCACCTACTACAAGTGCGCGGTCGAAAATCTGCAGATGGCGGACAAGACAAACAAGCAAATGGATCTGTTTAGCTTTATCGGTTGAGGGGGTGCTTATGGAAGCTAAGAAGTTTTATTGGCTCAAACTCAAAAGGGACTTCTTTAAGCGCCACGACATCCGCATCATTCACGACTTGGAGAACGGCAGAGATATCGTTTTGTTCTACATCGAGTTGATGATTGAGTCAGTCGACCACGAAGGCGCACTCAGATTCTCGAAAGAGAAGCCCTACACG